CGCCAGGAGCTTTCAAACCACCTGCTGCATAACCCTTCTTCTTCATGTTAGCTCCACCCATTGCGTAGCCTTTTTTCTTCATCTTTTTCATTGTTCTTCCTCACTATACAAATTGTTAAATACTCGTTGCGTATCCCATACATAGTCTACGTCTTCTTTTGAATTATATATGTGCTGATTGGGTTTAAAGTCTGGAGCACCTTGTCCAGTTTCAAACCAAGCAGGGTGAGTTACTCTCACTCTATTATTGGGCAACGCAACAATGTTACCTGTGTATTCTCCTGCGTCTAACAACTCTAGTACGTGAGACTGTTTATGTTGTGCAGGATCATCTGCTACTTCGTTATCTGTGTAGTCCACAGTGAAGTAATACTTTGCAGGGTAGAACTGTCCATCTACTTTGGCAATCCAGGGAGCAGGACTAGCTCTTTCTAATTTGTATACTGAGTGTGTATGAGACATACAATCCCAGGGTTGTGCTAAGTATGGTGGTAACTCTGTGGGCCAAGCCTCAAGGGGGGTATCTGCCACGAGTGCTGTAAGAGGCATCCTTGCCCACATTGCACCACCATGTACATTCTCTGATTCATCAAAGTCTGACTCGCAACCTGTGAATATAACTTGGAAACTCAGGGTTCTGTTTGGCATGGTGGTCACACCTATAACCATCGCATGTAAAAACTCACCCTCGTAATCTTCTAAATTTTTTGTGTACTCTCTTCGTACCCATGCCTTGAAGTATGGTATACTGCTAGTAAGAAATGACATTCTATTTTTTCTTTCTAGCTAGACCTCCCTTACTAGCTCTATATGGTTTGACTTTTTTTGCGACACCCTTGGGTTGTGCAACAAACTGCTTTCCCTTTTTATTTCCTGCAGCCTTGGCTTTATTAGTAGCAGCCTTTTCTCCAGGTGTCAAAGCCTTCCATGCTTTGTCAGGTAAGTATCTCTTCTTACCTTTAGATGGAGATCCATCAGAAGTTCGCCACTTCTGTTTTCCCCAACTCTTTAAACTTTGTTGTGGTTTTTTTAGAGCCATTTAACAACAATCGCAAGTAGGACTACATCTTCTATTAAGAAGAGCACACCACAATCTTTTGAAGTATCTCATCATGTCTTATACCCTCCACCTTTGGCTTTGTATTGTTTAGCTAACATCTGTGCTTTACGAGCAGACCACTGACCAGGGTTGCCACCCTTGCCTCCTGCTTTGATTGAATTGAATAAAGATTTTCTCATTCCAGGATTTGTGTAGTTTTTTGATTTGTTTACAGTGCTACCACCTGCTGACATACCAACTACTTTCTTCAAAGCCTTTGCTTGTCCTGCGTGTGCTTTGACAGCTTTGTTCAAACCCTTAATTACTTTCTTTACTTTAGTTTTATTTTGTTTTTTTAAAGCCATTATAAACTCACACCTATCTTGATTTTAACACACTCTGGTACAGCTAGATAACCTTTGCTCTGAAAGTATCTAGCAACTATTAAAGCTTCTTCTGCACAGGCTTGTTCAGTTGTAAATGCAGCTTCAGTCTTAGCCATTACTTCACAAGACAAAGCTGCAGGAGAACTACACAATAACATAAATGCTATCCACATAGCTTACCACTTAACTTTGTTAGCCCAGTACGCAGCAGACATTTTTCCTTTTGAAATGTTTTTACTGTGCCTAGCTTTAAAGGAAGATCTTTTCTTTTTCATTCTATCAGATTCACCTGACTTAGGTTTACCTGCAGTCTTAGCTCCTTGTTCACCAAAACGTATAAGCTTGTACTTGCCTCCTTCAGAAGCCATGACAACATGAGACTTGCTTGGATGATCAGGAGTTCTTTTTGGTTTGTTGACCCCTTTCAACCCCAGTCTTTTCATTGTCGATTTGACACGCTCTGGTACACTCATTTGTATCTCTCATACTTAGGGTTATCTTTTCTACCAAACAGTCTAAGTATAAAGTCCATTATACCTCTACCTATTTCAGTAGGAGTTGGGAGTAGCCAACCTAAAATTAAAAGTAATATAACCCAAGGTGGTATGTTTGTATTTATAATATCTAAACTTTGCACTGCACCTGTCTCTACTTCTTTTGAAACTATATCTCTACCTGCAGTTACTTCTTCACTCTGTTCTAAAGATAAGACTGACTGTCTGTTCTCTTTTCCTATCTGAGCATTAGAATTGACTGTTGGCCCACTGGAGCCACCAAAGGGTAGCAAAGACATAAGACCACAACCAGAAAGCAACAAACAAAGTATTAACCATCTCATTACTTATCTCTTAACGCTTGTTCAATACTGTCGAGTTTATTAAATATAGACTTAATAGTTTCTTTTATTTCTTTCATCTCTCTATCAAAAGAGATTCTGTTTGCTTCATATTGAGCCTGTAGGACTGCAATATCTTTTTCGTTCTTACTTGATTTCATAAACAGAAACCAAACAACTGCTGCAAGAGGGGCAGCTAACCACTGAATGATAAGTTCTAGCATTTCCATATTATTGCCTCTGATCCTTATTGTAGCAGTCGAACTGCAAACCTAGATATTCGTTTTCTTCATACTTTTCCCAGTTTGCGTTCTGAGCAATTATTTCGCACTGTTGTTTTGTAAACAGTTCCTGCATGATGTATTGATTACCTGTGTAGATCCACTCCTCCCCAGTGTTACCCCACATACTTATAACTAATACAAACTCTTTCATTACATCAATTCAAAGTGTGGGGCATCTATGAAGGGTCTACGATTTTGAGATCTTCTTAGATCAACGTAAGCCATCATAGCATCCTCTGCGTTGCCTGGGTAAGATCTTATATCTCCTTCACTCCAAGCTGCTCCCCATTTTATACTACAGCCAACTTCTTCTGCTGCTTGTTTAAAGGCATCACATATATCATCATACACATTCAATTCCCATGATACGTCTGATCCTATATAAGCTACTACATCTACTGCGTGACTGAAGCCATCGTCTTGTAATAAATGTTTACTAGCCATTGTCTGTGATCTTCCTGCAGCTACGTTAGCCTTTTGCTCTTCCAAAGTTCTTACACCTTGCGTCACTCCAAAGTCTACTTCTGTTAGTTGAATAGCTCGTTCAACCACTGCTGTCATATCTGGGTGTACCCCTTCAAGTCTATCCATTGATCTTTGACTTAATCTAAAACTCATCTCATGTCCTTCTTCATTGCTACCTTGTTGCCCATTGGCTTACCTGCCATGTATGCAGTTGCGCCCATGTAAGCAGCTACGATACCTGTTTGAGCAATGTAGAATAACCCAAGCAAGTCTGCTAGGGCTGCTACTCTTGTATCTGACATTAGTGGTGTAAACAAAACGATTGTAAAACCAATCATCATAACCATAGCTATCCAGGCCATCTTCTTTTGTGACTCTGCTTTTTCTTCACGTAGCTCTACTTCAAGCATACGTTCTTTCATAGCTACTTCTTCTGCTGTGATCTTTCCATCACCATCTACGTCAAAGTCTATAACCATTTAACTGCTTCAGATATAATTAATCCTAAGACTAATCCTGCTATTAAAGCTTTCTTATTTTCTTTTATCATGTTCCAGTAGTTTTTCATTCCCAACTCCTCTTTCTGTTTGGATCTAAAACGTCATGGCTAGATAACATACCTTCAAGGTACATAGATCTTTCTATCCTATCTAACGATTCCCAGTTTCCTGTATTTTCAAAGTATGCTCTACGCACATAAAAAACATCTGACCTGGGGATGTGTACCCTACGAATCTTCTTTTCGTCTTTTGATGCTAATGCTTTGTAGAACTCTTCAAGTACTGAGTCAGACTCAAAGTACTTTATTCTTTTATTCTTCATAATTTATTCTGATGTTGGGTAGTTGTACCTAAAGTATCGTATATGTCAACTCAAATTTCTAACGAAATTAGGACAACAAACGATAACAGTAATACTTAAAGTATTAATAATTAAAAGAATAAAAAATTTAAGTATTACTTAAGGTATTATATACTATAAGTTATACACGCTTCAAGTAAAAAACAAACAGTAATAACCCCCCAAGCTATTATGTCGCAGTAAAAACGTCTGAGTAATGTATTATCGCTTACTAATCTGGATACAACGTAAACATATATTCTTATACCTGGTGATAATAAGTATGTATCCTTTGCTATCAAACAAGATGTACTTATTTTTTCTCTTAATTAATTTCATGGCTTTAGTTATATCTTCTAAACAACATAGATCAAGTGTAAACCACTTGCTTTACAAAGTGGTAAACAGGTTAAAAATAGCCCCCTCTGTCATTGGGCATACATATATATCTACGTTACCCCCAGTGGCCCATGCGCCCCCTCTACTATATCTAGCGTTTATACATTCAAACATTGCAATATGTAGAGATAGTTTAACGTTAAACTAGTTTTAGCATTTGGTTTAAACTTAAATCATAAATAGTTTAGGGCTAAATCACATTTAGTTTAATACTATACTAATAAACGTTTAGCATTAAACTTTAGAGGGCTAGTTTAGTAATAATAAAAGCAACTATAATTTTTTTTGTTGTGGGTCTTGTAATCTAAAATAATGGTCTTATCTTAAGTACACCACAACATGAAAAGGTAACAACATGAATATGCTAGTAAATCAAAATGATTTTAACACTTATAAAGATCAATCAAGACAAGCTTTAAGAGCTATGAAAGAGCATTGCAACAGTGATACTTTTATTAGTGATTGCAAAAGAATTGCTTACGAAAAAATAGAGCAAGCTTTAGATAATAATGGTAATTTAATATGGTCTAAGCTTCCCAAACTAATTGGACAAAATACAAAGATTAGTAAAGATATAGCTAACAGTGATAAAGATATTGAAATATTTGGTTTATCACTAGCACCTCATTTTATTAGTGGGTTTAATACTTGCAATGGTTTGAGCATGGGGTGCGCACAAGCTTGTCTTATGTTTACTGGCATGGGTCAAAAATTTATGATTGCTACTGATGGAGAACATAAAGTTGCAATAGCTAGAATTATTAGAACTATTCTATGGTTTAAGTATCGTGATCAATTCAAAGCTAAGTTATTGCGAGAGATAGAATTAAAACAAAAGTTACTAGCTAAGAAAAATATTAGTATGGCATTTCGTCCTAACGTATTTAGTGAAGTAAAATTTGAAAAGTTATTTCCTGAATTATTTGACCTATGCAAAAGTTTAAACATTCAAGTTTACGATTACGTAAAAGATATAAATAGAATTGTAGAAAATCCTTACAAAGATTTCTACAACATGACCTTTAGCCTATCAGAAAACAATGCGCTCTTTATTCCTACAGCCTTAAAGCATGGGTCTAACATAGCTATTGTTACTGATATTCCCACCAACAAAGCAAAAGATAAAAAGAGCTATCTATACAGCGTACCAGACACAATCACTGTAGATGATATAACTCTTGATACTGTAGATGGAGATATGCACGACGCCAGGTTTCTAGACAATAAAAAGAATTGCTTTGTTGTCCTTAGAGGTAAAGGTCAAGAGATACGAAAAGACACAACAAACTTCATGAGAAAGGTGCATTAAAATGTTTATAATAGATCGAAAAATGATTGAAGTATATTTAGACAATGGAGAAACCTACGAAAGCTTGAAGGAGGGTTTCACCAATAGGATAGCAACACTAAAGAGGGAATTAAAAAGTTTTAGACAAGGCGTAAGGCCAAGCTATGTAAGCGCAGAAATGGGTGATATGATGGGCAATATATACAATTATCAACAAGCTATAGAGCTAATAGAAGAGATGCAAAGAGAATAGATAGTTGCAATATTATCACAATAAAAAATACTTATGTTGTGGTTCTTACAAATGGACGCTACTTGAATTAGGTATAACATATAAACAAAGAAGGATTAAAAAATGAAAATGCAAAATATATGGACAGTTAAGACAAGTAAATGGAATGATGAAAACAACACTTATGATGATGGGATCACTCAATATTATAGCTCTAAGGATAAAGCTATTAGCTACGCAGAATTTTATATTAAGCTAGTTAGTAAAGCTGAACCTTTAACAGTAAAGAAATTTACAGATAGATTTTTTTTGGTTCAGTCTGAGTATGGTGACTATGCATGTCAAGTTAACAAAGAAGTAATGTATTGATAGGAGGTAACACAATGCAACATTTAAAAGGTTTAAATATTACAGAAATTAAAAAACAAATGTGGGCTAATGCTACAGAACGATGTGATAAATATATAGATGAGCACCTAGGTGGGAAGGATATACTGGCTTGTGGTTTTGGCTGGGTTACAGTTTATCCTAAACACAAAGGTAATACCAAAGAGGGAAGGCATGAACGAAAGGTATTGAGGCAACTAGGCTTTGAAGTTTCGTATGATAAGACTTTTACACTGCACAGCCCTTACAAGGAATGCTTTAAGGCCAGAGGACAATACTTCCAGAATGTAGACTGCCAGTTAGAAGCAGCTAAAGGTATGGCTGATATACTCAGTAGTGTGGGCTTTGATGCTTATGGTTCAAGTAGGTTAGACTAGGAGGTTAAAATGTTAGACAATATAAATTTTTATAGTGATGAAAATGGTGGGTATTTCTACGTTTGTTTTTTCACAGTAAGAAATAAGAAAGGTACGCCACAACAGCAATGGGGTGATCCAGAAAATCCTGTATACCTAACTGAACACTTTGAATTATTTCATTTAAAATCTGAGGCGACAACTAGGTATATGGAACTGATTGATAGGATGGATATTCATAACGCAGGTATTGCTAAAATGGATAAACAATTTTGCAGTGAATGGTGGTAGTATGAACTGCATAATATTTATAAAGGGGAAAGGTGGTAAATGCTTTGCATACCACCACACCTCCAACAAAAAAGAGTTAGATAGACTAGTTAAAAAATATATTAGTATGCCTGGCATATCAATTGAAGTAGTAAAAAAAGGATAAAATAAAATGACAACAGTAACACTCAACCAAATACTAGCTATGGAAAATGTCCTAGCTACTCGCAAAATACCTAGCGACATAGAAGCAATGGCAAAGGCCAAGCGATACAGTGAAAGCAAACAGGATTGGATCATACTAGGTGATCAACCACTACACTACGTGCTACGCATACTAGCTAAAGAGGGTTTAGGTGATGAAGTATAAAGATATAGTAATAGCAGCAGAGGACTTAGAGTGTCACACAATAGACATAGTAGCAGAAGCAATTAGAGATCACATAATTGACTTAGGTTTAGCAACATCTGAAACTCTAACAGGATTTACTTGGAGGCTAGATGTTAGAATGAGGATGGATAATTATGACACCTAGAATAGAGAAGATATATAACCTGATCTATTACTCAGACTTTGATGAGTACGAGATTAAACAATTGGCAATAGGTCTACTTGGTATGACACTAAATGATTTAGCTTGGCAGCAAACATCTAATACCATAAGCACCTACAAGTTAGATGATGAAGTAGAACTAAACTTTGATGGAGAGGATAACCTGAGATGAATAGAGAAGAATTTTGGGAGTGGCTTGCCACTTGTCCAACCCACAAACATGAGGCTACAGATGAGTTTGGCTATGTCACTGTAACATTTAAAGTAGAGGAGTTAGAGGATGAGGAGACTGAAGAATGATATTATACAAGTCAAGTAAAGGACAGTGGGTTGGTACTCAGAGAGATGCTCAGAGATACTTCCCTAAAGACTGGGAGCAAGTAGATGTACCAGTATCAAAGGTGCAACTGATAGAGTTCTTAAACGAGAACAAGGTAGGGGCTAAACAGACTGAACAACAGCAGACAGTGATGACTGCACCTGACCCAGAACAGATAGATCCAGAGGCATATAGTTGGGTGTCATGGGCATACGAAACACTAAGGCGTGGTGATAAAAGGGAATCAGAAGCAATGCTGTTAAGAGGATTAGAAAAACAAAAGAGGATACAATGAGCTACGATAAATGGATAATGATTGAGGGTGGCACAAAGAGCCAACAGAAACACGCCATGAGTATGATCATGTTCTTTAAAAAGAAATTTAACATAGACCCTTTCATAGAGGTATGCTTTCGAAGAGAAGGTTATGGTCTGGGTGGGTGTATTGAAATGGACATAGGTGAGTACATGATAGACATAGATAAATCTTTGAAGCTTAGAGATATGCTTACAACATTGGCTCACGAACTGGTGCACGTTAAACAGTACGAGTGTGGAGAGCTAACGCAGAACAGTGAGAACAACATACCATACTGGGATAGACCTTCAGAGATCGAAGCCTATGGACGTGAGGTAGGACTGTTTGTCACCTGGGTAGAGGAAAACAAATTAGGAGGTAGAGCATGGACACAGAGTTAATAGCTATATTTTGCAACGTAGTATTCTGGTTGTGGTTACTTTACATGGTAATAAAAAAATAGATGAGACAACTTGCCCCACTTGAAACAAAAACAATAGTTGCCAAGTATTAACTTAAGGATATACCTAAAGAATACTTTTAATTTTATAACTTATTACCTAATACTTTAGGTATAACCTTAAGAAAGGAAGTTAATGTCAGATGAGGATGAAGAGATTGAGTTTATATCTTTTGAGGACATCAATGAGATAATAGAGAAGCTAGATAAAAAGGATAGTAGTTTAGTTAGAGTTCTGATGGCACAAAATGCTGACCTAATTGAAGCAGTGTTTGACTTACAAGAGTTCATGCAGGACGAGGGCTACAACTCTAAGAATTTTAAAGAATGGAAAAACAAAAGAGAGATGAGGACTATACATTGAATATTTATATACCAGAGCCACTAACAATTCTTATTGCTGTGTTGTCGTTTTTATTAGGCTTCTTATATAAGAAGTACTGTAATAAAGAGGACATTTCTGATGCCTTTGAGGAGGGTTTTGAGAAGGGAGCAGACGCAACTCTAATGGCTGTTAGTAAGTTAACAGGGAGGGATATTGTTGACGAACTGCAAGGAAAAATTTTGGGTAGACGATCCACACGATGAAGTAACACACTGGATAGGAAGGATGCATTGTGAGACATTTAAAATACGAGGACGAGAAAGTTGTTGCTGTACAACAGTATATCATAGACTTACAGAAGGATATAAGTGATCTCGAATGGGATGGAGAATACAAGAAAGCAGATAACCTGAAGAGAATACTAGAGGACGTAAAGGAACAAAGAGATAAAGGTGAAGTATGGTATCCAATGTTTTAGGAGATAACAGATGATGTATATATTAGTATGGATGCAGCTATTCAGCACACAGTCAGTGGATCACTATCAGTTAGGCAACTACGCCACACTGGAAGAGTGTCAGATTGAACTGAGTAAAGCAGCCAAAATGGTAACACACAAGTCAGAGACAGTGGCTTGTCTAGAAGTAGAGGTACAACAATGACGCCTAGTGAAGTTGCAGAGATAGAAGCTAAAAAAACATTCCAGGGTTTCATCAAGTGGGTAAAGGTTTCATTCTATTGGATCATGACAATCCTAGTTATCCTGGCATGGTGTAACTTTGGTGCAGATACTGAGACTGGTAGTCAATACAATGGTGAGGTGTACGCACCCAGAAATATAGGAGAGAAGTAATGCAACCAAGAGATGTACCAGTACATGTTCGTATTAGATATGAACCTACACAAAAACAAAAAGGCAGAGAGTGTAGACTTTATGGTAAAGATTTTATCAACATGGCAGAGGCAGCTAGACACTGGGGTATTACCTACGCCTGGGCAACAGAACAAGTAAAGAAAGGATGGAACAGAGATAGCTTTCCACCTAAAGCAAGAAAGAATTATAAATGAGTGAGCAATACTGTACAACGAAAGGATTAGGGTGGGCTTTTATTACTTGTGTAATTTTAATTTTAGGTGTACCAGTTTTTATGTGGTTAGCACTTGAAGGATCAGATTGGTATACTAAATTTGATCTAATGAACCCAGTGTGGTAGAGCATGGATGAAGTAAAAGAGTGGCACATTGACAGGAGGGCAGGTGTCTCAAAAGAAATAAGACCTATGACAGATGAAGAAAGACAAAGGGCTAAGGAAAAGGAACAAGCCAATGAAAGCAGCAGTAAACAAAAACAATGAGATTTCACATCAGCCTTGTCCATTCGAGGACTGTGCAAGCTCAGATGCTTTTAGTTATAACTTGGTAAGTAAGGTAGGTAAGTGTCATTCATGTGGCAGAGGCTATCCAAATGCAGCAAAGAAGTTTGACTGGGCAGAAGCAACATACCCACCACCTCCACCAAAGGTAGACTTGTATAACACAAAGATTATCAGTGGTAGGTTTGATGGTATACGTGGGTTAGATGAGGATGTAGCAAAGTTATATAACATCCAGTTGCAGTATGGTGAAAACAATACACCAGTTCGATATGCTTTTAAGTATAACAACAACGTTAAGTATCGTGGCTATCACGAGAAAAAGTTTTGGACTAAAGATCGTGGTGCACCTACAAATTTATTTGGACCTGAGTTTAACGCAGGATCTAGTAAACGTATCTACATAACTGAAGGTGAATTTGATGCAGCATCACTGTATCAGATACTAGGTAAGTCTTACCCAGTTAAGTCACTACCAAGTGCATCACTGTCAGATAAATTCATAAAAGAAAATCATGAATATCTATCTGCTTTTGAAATGGTTGTCTATGCAGGTGAGCTAGATGCAGCAGGTCAAGGTGCAGCAGAGAAACTTTATAGCATCATGCCTGAGAAGTTTTATTATGTGCCTATGTCTAAGTGGAAAGATGCTAACGAATTTTTAATGGAGGGTGATGGGGATGCACTTAAATGGTCTGCTCTAAAACCTCAAAGGTTTTCACCTGAGAACTTTTTTGTTGGTGATCTTGCAGTAGAGAAAGCAATCTTAACTGAGAACCCATACGAGTATGTACCAACTGGACATACAGGATTAGATGATAAACTAAGAGGTATGGTCAAGGGTGGTATAACATTCATCAAAGCTATGCGTGGTCAAGGTAAGACTGAACTCGCCAGGTATTTCGAGTGTGCTCTACTCAAGCAAGGTGTTAAGATTGGCATGTGTCATATGGAAGAGATGCACTCCACAACATTCAGAGCTATGGCTACTTACGAACTTGGTGCAAATGTTAGAACAAAGGAGGATGCAGAAGCATCTGGCTATACTGAGAGACAAGTGATTGAAGCAGGTCAAAAGATGGCTAGAGATGATCATACAATACCATTTGATATGAAGACCCATGATAATCCTTTGTCTATACTAGATCATGTTAGAACAGCAGCTACAGTTTATGGTGCAGAGTTTATATTTATAGATCATGTTCAACGTCTAGCCTACCTCTCGAACTCTGGTGTTGATGGGGCTACCAGTACCCTTACAACACTTGGCGCTCGAATGGCACAGCTTGCCAAGGAACTAAACATTGGTGTTATCTTTATCTCTCAGGTCAACGAGGATGGACGTACAAAGTATGCAGCATCACTGGAAGAAGAAGCTATCATCTGTATCAAGCTTGCTCGTGACGTTGAGTCAGAGGATGATGTTGTAAGGAACACAACAAACTTTATAGTAGACAAGAACAGACCCTTTGCAAACTTAGGTAGGGCAGGTTCAATATTCTATGATCCTGACACAACTGTTTTAGAGGAGGTTGTTTTTAGAGGATGAGGATTGTTATAAGTGACATAGAAACAAATGGATTACATGACAGTGACAAGATATGGATCTGTGGTGGTAAAGATCTAAGCACTGGTAAGATCTCAAGGTTTGATAACTGCCATGAAGATCCAATTGCTAGGCGTGAAGCTATCAAGTGGTACGAATCAGCAGACCTAATTGTTGGTCACAACTTTGTACAGTTTGATGCACCCATGCTAAACAAACTACTTAAGCCTGGACTTATAGATCCAAAGAAAATTATTGATACTGTTATCATTAGTAGGTTGGTTGACTACAACATATCCATACCAAAGGGTGCTCAGAAACCTCACAGTCTTAAGGCTTGGGGTATAAGATTAAATAAACATAAAGGAGATTTTAATGATTTTTCTAGATACAGTCTTGAGATGGTTGACTACTGGTATCAAGACATCGAGGTTACAGAATCTTTGTTCAGTCATTTCCATGATATTGTTTGGAGTTCTGATTGGCGTAAGTCTTTAAGGACAGAGCATGATATACAGATAGAGTTAGTCAGAACAAAATACTATGGATTTTATTTTGATAAAACAAAAGCAGAGTTTCTTCTAACATCAGTACAAACAAAGATGAATAAACTAGAGGAACAATTTCAGGTAGACTTTCCTCCTAAACTGACTGAGATAAATCGTATTAAGTATAGGCTTAAGAAAGATGGTACTGAGATGGCTACTGTAATAAAGGCAAAAGAAAAGTATGCTTTGACTACAGTAGAGGGTGATGATCTTGTTTGTTCTAATTGGATTGAGTTCAATCCTGGTTCATCGAAAGATAGAATAGATGTTCTTTGGGCAGCAGGGTGGAAGCCAATAGATAAAACAAAAACTGCTATTGAATTTTCTAGAACTAAAGTTGGTGATCCTTGGAAGAAATCAATTGTCTCTATGGATCAAGACTTTTACAACAAAAAGAAAGCTCACTTAGATAAGTATGGATACACAGTATCAGAAGAAAATCTTAGCACACTTCCTGAGACAGCACCTACAGGTGCAAAAGCTCTGGCTCAGTGGCTGACACTGGAAGGTAGGCGTTCCTCACTAGAAGAATGGTTAGGACAGTGTGGTAATGATTTACGTATTCATGGTCAAATAAATAACATTGGAGCATGGACTGGACGATGTGCTCACAAAGATCCTAACACTGCTAACATATCTTCTCCTTTTCATGGGGAACCTAAATCAGCAGTCGATGAAGTAAAGAAACAATTTGATGTGCACCTACGTTCTTGTTGGACAGTTCCATCTGGCTCTTGGCTAGTAGGTACAGACGCAGATGGGATTCAGTTACGAGTGTTAGCTGACTACCTCTGGAGACACTTTGATGCAGATCAATATGCACAAGCCATAATGAAGGGAAAGAAAGAAGACGAAACAGACATACACAATTTAAATAAGAAAGCTTTGGCAGTACCAAATGGTACTAGGGATATGGCAAAGACTTTTATATATGCTTGGCTCCTTGGGGCAGGAGTAGCAAAGACTTCTCAGATACTAAAAGTAAATATGAAGGAAGCCCAGGATGCACGTACTCGTTTTGAGATGAGCATTGATGGTCTTTACAATCTAAAAAATAATTATGTTAGACAAGTAGCTGAGAATGGTTGGTTCAAAGGATATGATGGGCGTAAGGTAAAAGTTCCTAGTCAACATAAAACATTGGCAGGTATCTTACAAAATGGTGAAGCATGTCTCATGAAGCACAGTCTATTGAAGTGGCATAGTAAAGCTAAACAGGAAGGGATTAATTTTAAGATGGTTGGATTTATCCATGACGAGTATCAAGTAGAAGTAATAGGAACAGAAGAGGAGGCTAGAAAGCTAGGGCAGATACAGGCTGACTGTATGTTAGAGACTGGGCAGGATTTAGGATTCAAGATTCCTACCCCAGGATCATACGACATAGGAAAAAATTGGTCTGACACCCATTGACAAACATTGGTTTAAACATTAGATACATAGTATTAACTTAAAGGAGGGCATTATGCCATCAACTAAAATTGACATCAAAGGCACAATCGAATGGGCAAAAGTATTTGAGTCCAACAGAGATCGTGCAGAGTGGAACGCTGATACTGATGGAGAATATAAAGTAACAGTCACCACTGATGAAGAGACTGTAAAGAAATTAAAAGATGCAGGATGCATGAAAAAAATTGAGGAGGTAACTGATGGGCATAAGCTTACTGTGTCACGTCCTCATAAGGGAGCACAAGAATGGATGGGTGGTGCTCCTATCGTAGCTGACGTTACTGGTAAAGCCTGGAGCTTAGAAGATAAAGGTCTTATTGGTAATGGTAGTGAGGGCATCGTAAAGGTTGAAGTGTACCCTACAAGAACAGGACGTATGGGTACTCGCTTCTTAGGACTTCAAGTCCTAGATCATGTGGTCTATCAAACTGAGGGTTCTGGTCAAACCCTTTCTTCTGCTGCTATGTTTGATGATCATTCTAAGAGTTCTGGTGGTAAATCTTCCTCCCAAGAACCACAGGACTCTATCCCCTTCTAGGTTTGTTCCTTTCCCTAGAAGAAATGCCCCCACCTTTTTGATAGGTTCTAGGTGGGGGCTACTTAATTTAAAGGATTACTATGACTAAAATAAATACACTTATAAAAGATATGGAAGATACTATCCTTGGTCTAAAAGGATGGGATCATATTGTTGGGTTGAGAATGGGTGACGCCATAGCCAAGACAGCATACAAAAGATTTAAAGAACCACAAAAACCTCGTAGTTATCTATCTTTTTCTAGTATTGGAAGCCCATGTAAAAGAAAACTTTGGTACAAAATAAATGAACCAAAGGTAGCTAAACCACTTGGAGCTTCTGACCTTCTTAAATTTTTTTATGGAGATATGTTAGAGGAACTAATACTATCAATAGCTAAAGTTTCTGGTCATCAGGTTACAGGTGAACAAGACAGAATGTATATTGGTAGCATGGCAGGACACAGGGATGCAGTGATTGATGGTATGACTATAGATGTTAAGTCTGCCTCTCCATACTCTTTCAAAAAATTTGATGAGGGTAACTTAAGAGATCAAGATCCTTTTGGTTACATCAGTCAATTAAGTTCTTATGTCTATGCTGCAAAAGATGATCCACTTGTTACTGATAAAACACATGGAGCATTCCTTGTTGTTGATAAGGTCAGTGGAAAACTTTGCCTGGATGTATATGACTTCTCTGAAGAGATAGAGAAAAAAGAAAAAGAAATAAATAAAGTTAAGAGAATGGTAAAGGGTGAGATACCTGATCGTGGTTTCGAACCTGTACCTCAATCAAAGACTAGTCCTAATAAAAAGTTACATCCTTCTTGTGGATTCTGTGAGTTCAATAAGAAATGTTGGCCTGAAGCTAGACGATTTGTTTATAAGACTGGAGATGTTCTACTGGTAGATGTTGTGTCACAACCAAATGTACCAGAAGATTTTACCTACAATGAACAGAAAGAAGTTTAGTGCAGCAGCAATAAAGGCAGGGTATCGCTCTGGTTTTGAGGATGAACTGGCTAGAGATCTTAAGAAAAAGAAAGTAAAGTTTACCTACGAAAAAGAAAAGATAAAATGGGTAGACTTAAAAGTAAGAACATACACACCAGATTTTGTTCTAAGTAATGGAATAATAATTGAAGCAAAAGGTAGATTTGTTTCTCATGATAGACGTAAGCACAAAGAAATATCAAAGCAAATTCCTGATTTAGATATTCGTTTTGTTTTTCAAAACAGCAGAGCTAAACTATACAAAGGTGCTAAGTCTTCCTATGGAGACTGGTGTAAGAAACATGGATTCAAGTATGCAGATAAGTCTATTCCTGATGAATGGATTAAAGAATAATCTTGACCCATAATAAAAAATAAATATAACTTGGAGTTTCCATTTGTTGTTTGAAGTAACCATACAATTAAAGTTAGATCCTGATGCTAACTTCATAGCGTCTGATAAAAATGGTGCAGCAGTGGGTCTTGAAGATGTATTAACAGATACTATATACGATTTAGATGATGTTGAAATAATAGAAATAGAAGTAAAGGAAAAATAATGTTAACACGACAAGACTTAGAAGACATGGGATACTTTGAAGCATTTGAAGGTATCAAAGAAATTAAGATAGAAGATTATGCAGAATGGGTTGAAAAGAAAATGGTAACATCAGGAGACATAAGGTTTCTTGAAAATACTATGGGTCTTATTGGAGAGACAGGAGAGTTCTTTGAGAAGTTAAAGAAGCACAAGAGAGACAATATACCTTTGGATAAGGAAGGTGTAACACTAGAAGCAGGAGATATGTTCTTTTACTTCATAGCAATACTAAACTTATTAGATATAAAACTTGATGAGGTTATAAAAAAGAATATGCAGAAGTTAGACAGCAGAGAGAAACGTGGTAAATTACAAGGATCAGGAGACTACAGATGAGTATACCAAACACAGAACAAGACTATGGGCCAACTCTACCAATCTCAGAAGAGATACATGCTATGAAGTATAGAGGCCAGGGAGAAACATTTAAAGATGCAATGACTAGAGTTGCTGAAGCACTTAAAGATAATGAGTCGCACTTCAATAGCTTTAGATCAATATTATACAACCAAAGATTCTTACCTGCAGGAAGGGTGCAGTCTGCAATGGGAGCACCAAGACGTGTGACACCCTACAACTGCTTTGTCTCTGTTACTATTGAGGATAGTATGGATGGTATCATGGAAGCTGCAAGACGTGCAGCAGAAACAATGAGACTAGGTGGTGGTATTGGCTACGACTTCTCTACTCTGCGCCCTCGTGGTGCACTGATACGTTCATTGGATAGTAGGTCTAGTGGTCCTCTCTCATTCATGGGAATCTTTGATGCTATCTGTGACACCATATCCTCTGCAGGACACAGACGTGGAGCACAGATGGGGGTACTACGTGTAGATCACCCTGACATTGAAGAGTTTATTACAGCAAAGAATAATAGTGATAAGCTTACTCAGTTTAATATTTCTGTTGGTGTGACTGATGAGTTCATGCAGGCAGTTAAGGAGGACAAAGACTTTGATCTTAAGTTTGAGGATAGAGTTTACAAAACTGTAAGTGCTACTGCACTATGGGATCAAATCTTACGCAGCACCTGGGATTGGGCAGAACCTGGTATTCTGTTTATTGATCGTATTAATAAGAAGAACAACCTGCATTACTGTGAAACAATTGCAGCTACAAATCCTTGTGGTGAACAACCACTTCCTCCTAATGGTGCATGTCTTCTAGGTTCTTTCAACCTAACTAAGTATGTTATTGATCATGATGGTAAGTATGTATTTAATATGAATCAACTACGTAGTGACATACCTCATGTTGTTAGAGCAATGGACAACGTAGTAGATAGAGCAACCTACCCTCTCAAGGAACAGGAGGAGGAAGCTAAGAGTAAAAGACGTATGGGGCTAGGGGTAACAGGGGTGGCGAACGCCATAGAAGCATTAGGTTTTGAGTATGGTAGTGAACGTTTCATACAAACTCTTGAAGAGATAATGGGAGTGATTAGGGATGTTGCATATACTACGTCTGTTGAGTTGGCTATTGAGAAAGAACCATTTCCTTTATTTAATGAAGAGTATCTTGAGTCTGGTTTTGCTCAGTCTCTACCTCCTCACATATTTGATCTCATTAGGGAGCGTGGTATTCGTAACAGTCATCTTCTTTCTGTTGCACCAACAGGAACTATCAGTCTCTCAGCAGACAACATCTCTTCAGGAATTGAGCCAGTCTTTTCCCATCACTACGACAGAACTATCCAAACCTTCGATGGTCCAAAGGTTGAACGAGTAGAAGACTATGGGTTCAGAGTGTTTGGTGTTAAAGGTAAGACAGCAGATGAATTGTCTGTGTTTGATCATGTTAAAGTATTAAATGCTGCATCTCGTTTTGTTGACTCAGCCTGTTCTAAAACCTGTAACACAGGTGAGGAAATAACATGGGAAGAGTTCAAGCAAGTATACATGGATGCTTATGATGGTGGAGCCTCTGGTTGCACAACATTCAGGGCAGCAGGAAAAAGATATGGTATTCTCAATGCTTCTAGTTCTGAGGAAGTAGTCCAGGGGGATGACATTGAAGAGACTCAAGACTTTGTAGATGAGGGTGGTGCTTGTTATTATGATCCTACTACAGGTCTTCGTAAATGTGAATGAGTATGCCTCATGTTCGCAGAAGGATTGCTCCCAGATATGGGAGTGTTCCTTCACCCTGTATAAAAGTATGCGAGATGGATGATAGAGGTTTCTGTAAAGGCTGTAAAAGAACTATTGACGAGGTGAGGAATTGGATGTTAATGTCTGATTATGAGCAGGAAATGCTTATAGCACAACTCAAATGGAGACAGTATGAAGATACCATATCGTAAAAGAAATCTTGCACAAGGCAAGGCAGGTGAAGAAGAATTTATAAAACTTAGAGGCAACAAGTTTGTTAGACGTGCTACACCAGATGAAGACATGAACGAACACTGGGATATTGAAGACAGTGAGTTTGGGAAAGTTGATATTAAATCTGGTAAACGTAGTTCTCATAAAGGAGATGTAGACTTTACAATTTGGTGGGAGTTAAAGACAGTTAAACGTCCTCCTAATTATAAATCCCAACCTGGTTGGGGTGTTCCAAATAGTGTAAGTAGATTGATTGCAGTAAGAGCAGAAGATTGTTTTTATTTAATTGATCCTTCTGATATTTATGAAGACTTACAGAGTCGATGTTCTTTTGATAACAAAGGTTATTTCTGTTTAGTTACTAGACCAAACAGAGGTGACTTAATTACAACCCTCCCCTTAGACTATGTACAAAAGTATGCAAAGCATAAGGTGGTGGTAGACAATAATGATTTGCAATAAGTGTGGTTTTGAATTGGATGATGATAATCAGTGTGGTGAATGTTCAGACATTGACCCAGTAAATAAACCTGTTCACTATAATCAAGCAGGTATAGAATGTATTGATGCTATTGAGGCCATGACTGAGAATATGTCAGGTTACTTAGCTCCACATGCTGCTAATGTTTTGAAGTACATGTGGAGATGTGAGTACAAAAATGGTCTAGAGGATATTGATAAAGCAATCTGGTATCTGACTCGAATGAGAAAGAGATGGGTTGAGAAACACAAATGAGCAAAGACAATAAAAAAACCCTTGAGCAAGAAGCCCAAGAGTTTACAAAGTCAGAGATTCCTACTGGTGAAATACCAAGTAGGGATTACTTTGCAGGTGCTGCACTGTCAGGTTTGTTAGCATCTGGAAAGTATATGCGATCAGACGAGATCGTTAACCAAGCATTCTGCTATTCATGTTTAATGCTTGATAAGAAAAAGACTAAAGATAAATCGTCTTGAACTAAACCCCCAGTTAATCCCTGGGGGTTTTTTAATCATCTATTGGTACAGGAACTCTTGAAGAAGAAGTGTTTGGTGGGGGAACTTCTGTTTCCTTGTCCTTGTAATTTTCCCTTACAAATCTAATCAATCTCATTCTGTTATCCATTTCCTCTTCAATGTCTGAAGAGTCTTGTAAAAATTCAAGAGCAGTGTTGTATCTCTCTGGTTCGTTTTGAGTCATCAATATAACTGCATCATCAAATGTAGAGATACCAGATGCCTCAAACTCAGCTTGCTCTAACAGGTACATGTTTCTAACAAAACCTGCTGCTCTTGTTCTACCTGGACCTCTCTCATACATGTTGTTAAAAGCTTCTGTCATTTTTTCTTCTGTGTATTGAACAATAGGGTTTACAAAAAACTCTACCAAAGCTCTTTTCTTTGCTTGGTTGTCAGTTAGCTCATCGTAAGTTTGTCCTGCAAACTCTGGATTTTCTAGAGGTAACTTAGTTGTAGACCTCCACTCATCAAACCTTTCAGCCAACGTTGGATATTCTTTACCATAACCTACTGCTAAAAACTTAGACACTGCATAGTCTACTGCAGGGTTTTCAATTTTACTTTTTCCATAAAGAGTATACTCAGGTATTCCTAGTCTATTTAATTCTTTTTGGATTCCTGTTGAAGGAGGTTCTTGTGTAAACCCAAATTGTTTTGTTATAGGATTCCATCCTCCAACTGGAGTTGGACT